AGCCGCAGTGTTGTTACCTGTGTAACCTGTTGCAGTTGCATCGTTAGATGGCTGACGTGAATATGCTTGAGCAATAGTGAATGGGCTCAATGCTTCTTGACCAGCAGTAACGCTAGTTTGAGCGGCTGAGTTATCCACTAAGTTTTGTGCATAACGTACACGTAGTGTATGGATCTGACCTACTGGGCCAGTCATTGGCTGAACGCCAACCAACTCGTTAGCAATAACAGTTGGCATAACACGACGGATAACTGGAAGAATCACACGGTTTAATGTAGCGATGTTACCAGCTGTAGTTGTTCCTGCTGAACTTTCAGCAAGTAGTTGTTTCTTAGTATTTTCTAAGATAACACCCATAGTTGAGCGGCGAGTGCCTTTTAAGCCTTCTAACAGGGCTTCTTTGGTCTCGTCCCAACGGCTTTCTAATAGAACTTTTGACATTTATATTTCTCCTAATCTATGTCTTTTTTTTAAAGCCCTGCCAGACGCTTGATATCGATAACGTTGTCACGTTGTTCCATATCAACTTCTTGTTTGGCAGCTTTATCCCCGGTAACTTCACTAATCATCTTTGACTCAGTTAAACTAGCTTTTTGAGCTTTTTTAACACTGCCAGTGTTTAGTACGGCTGGTAGATACTTATCGAAAGTAGCTTGCAGTTTACCTGTTTGCACACTTTCTAGTAAGTCCTGCATTATTGTTGCTTTTTCCTCATTAAGAGTAGAAAGTAACTCAGTCATAGTCTTCTCACGAATATTTGACTCTTTAATAATACGAACTTCACGTTCTTTTGATTCAACTAACTTTTTACTGTTGTTGATTTGTGTAATAGATTCAGCTAGTTGACGATCTTTATCTTCTAGTTTTTGCATTAGTTTTCTTGTTTCAGCTTTGTCATTTAAATGAGTAACACTGAATTCACCTGCAAAACTTTCGAAAATTCTACGACCAAAACTGTTTTCTTTTGCAATTTTGATATCTTCTTTCAACTGGCCTAATTCACCCTTTAACTGTCCTGCTACAGCGATAGACAATTTCTTAGCACTTTCAGCAACAAAACGTGCCTTCAATGCTTCTAATTGTTTACGACCTTCTGCAACTAACTTAACCTTAGCTTCAACAACTGCCTGTTTATCTTGAGAGAACTCTTTGATTTCACGGGCTAGTGCGTGAACAATAAATTGTTCAAGCTTCTGTTGACTTTCTTTTTGAATCATACGGTCTGAGCGTAGTTCTTTAATTTCTTCGGCTAGTTTAGTAACCATAAAATTATTGAATTTTGTTGCTGATTCACGTAGTTTCATTTGTGCTTTCACACGGTCTTCGTTCATTGCTTGCTTCTCAGTGTGAAATTCTTCAATTTCTTCTGATAGGCTTTCTGTAACCATCTTGTCAAGGGCTTCTACCATTACGCTTCTGTCATGTTCATAACGTTGTGCGAATTCTTCGTGTAATTCTGCACGGACTTGCTGGCGAGCCTCATTCAATTTAGATTCCCAGGCCTCATTTAACTGAGCCCCAACATCTTCATTGATAAGTCCACTGTCAAGTAATGGCTTGATAGCATCAAACATGCTTATTCCCCTTTGTTAATTTTGAGATCCTTGATAAGGCGCATTACTTCCTCTTTCAAGTACTTCTCTACTTTCTTGTCGCCTCTTGCGTCCTTTGCAATATCCAACAATTTATGACCATGCTTCATATTCATCATGCCTTCATAAATTGCTTTAGGATACGCATTTGGTGCGCTAGGTTGTGCAACAATATCCACAGTGACTATCTCAAAGTCACTTACTTTACCGTTCATGTCGTCAACGTTACCGCTACCACGACTTGATACGCCGAGTTTCACACCACTTTGTAACATAGTTGTTACAAGTTCTCCCATTGGAGTTGGTAAAATCTTTAATTTACCAAAGCCATTAGCTCCGTCCATCCACATACTAGTAATCATATGTGATACACGGTCTAAATTAATCTTTAAATCATCTGGGTGATCTACTTCACCTAATACTGAGTAACCACTTGTAATTTGTTCGTTAAGAGTTTGTACAGCAACTTCAATCTCAGCAACGGGGTAAACACGCTCATTTGCGTTTTTAACCCCGCCCTGAATGAAGATACCCTTCATATAAAGGTTCTTCTTGTCACCTTCACTGACAGACTCAACCACCATACCTGCGCGGTCAAATGTCAAGTGCTCTTTAAGATAAGCCATTTTCTCTCAGATTCCTTAAATGCGTCTTTTAGCAGGAGTTCTACGTGACTCTGCTACTGGACTACGAACTTTACCTGCTTCGTCTTTAGTGACTGGCTTAGGTGCGGCTGTTAAGTCTGCATTGTTTTGTGCTGGGGCATTCTTCCACTTGTTAGCATCTTTTACAGATGTTTCACCTTTAGTATAAGCATTGCTCGGGCCTTTTGGTCCTGTTGGAACTGATTCACTAGCACCACTGAATTTAACTGGCTTAGAATCCATTCCAGCTTGACCGCTGTTTGCGTCTACTGTACTTTTGTTTTGAACACCATTGTCACCGTGAGTAACAGAAACTTTCTTTAAAGTGATAGCTTCCATCATTGCATCTTCTTCGTCACGTGCACCTTCTAGGTCTTTAGTGAAGTCTTTACCGGCTTCTTCGGCTTCGTCATCAAACTCACTATCAGATTCATCATCACCAACTTCTTCATCATCACCGGCCATAATTTCTTCAAACTCAGCCATTAATTGGTCTAACTTATCTTCTAAGTCAACAACACGGTCTTCTAGACCTTCTTCACCATCCATGTCATCTTCGCCGGCTTCAATGTCGATTACTTCATCTTCATCAGAATCAAACTCTAAGTCATCATCTTCAGCCTCAGCCATACCTTCTTCTTCAACTGAAATCTCGTCTATCATTTCACCAACTTGACCGCCCATGCCTTCACCCATTTCATCGTCCATCATATCTTCATAGATTTCGCGGCTTTTCTCAACTACGATATCGTGAAATAATGCACGTGCTTGTTCTTCATTCTCATTGATAATCAAATCAATCAGTTGTTCAAATTTTTTGTTGTCCATTGCTGTCTCCTGAATTAAAATGGCTTTGTAGAGTTATTTAGTGACTATCAAAAAAAACAGCACATAATGTGCTGTTTTTTTGCGTTTTCAGTTAGAATAATACTATTCATTAGATTGAAGGAGCACCCTCAGCTTTAGGTGCATATTGCTGATGTATCTTTTTCAAATAGCTAACTTTTTCATAGTTACGAACATCGTTCATCTTACGTAGTTTACGTATTTGTTTTAATGTCAATTTAGTTTTACGACTTTCACGCCACTTTGGTTTACTGTTATCAGCACTAACGTCTTGATAACCTGCCGTAGCTGGATCGAACATTTCAAATAATTTCACTTGGTATTTCCTATAATATATTTATCTTATTACATTCCCGTACCGCCGGGTGCTGGCATATTCTGTCCCGGTTGAGCTTGTCCTGGCTGTGGTACTTGACCTGCGGCATCTAATGATGGATCCATTGGCATTTGTTCTGCGGCAGTAGCTTCTTCCCCAGTTTGAATATCCGTCTCAATATCACCAACTGATACACCAATACCACGTAAATCACTACCTTCAGGTTGAATATCAAGTTCTTTATCGTTTTCTTCACGCCACATTTTCTCGTTTTTAGCAATTTCTTCTTCAGTTAATCCTAAGAATCGTTCCATAGCAAAACGCTTACTCATATATGGGTAAGCTTCAATTGCTGTAAACGAACCCATACGTGCTGTATCTAACTCACTTTGACGATAAGCCGCAAAGTTTTGTGGTGGATTAAATGTTAAGTTAAACAATCCACTATCAATATTCAGTCCTCTCCAACGTAAGAATAACTTGAATTCTTCATCAAGCTTCCTAACCATATAGTTTTGTAGTCGTTCGCAATATTGATTGAAACGGAACTCTTGAATCATAGCTGTACCAACACGACCATCGCTCATTGGAGTAACATTATCGTCTGGACCAGTAGGTAAATAACTACTTGGAACTCGTAGTCCACGTGCTAATCTATTGTTAAAATAACGTAAATCATCAATCTCACCCAAATTTTGTCCACCGGGTAATAAATCAACACTAGATCCACGACCATCAGCAGTAACTGGGAAGAAGTAATCTTCATTCATACTTAATGGATTATATGTAGCATCAACCATACTACCACCACCATGTGTACTTGGTATACGTCTTTGGTGAATCTCATTCTTAATACGTTCAACGAATGCCATAGCCATGTGACTTGGCATATTACCAACGTCAATCTTAAACACTCTACGTTCTGGTGCACGTTGTACACGATAGATAAGAACCGCGTCTTCTAGTAATTCTTTTTGCTTATATACTTTAAAGATGTTCTCTAGTATTGACTGTCCAAAGGGCCAAAAGCGATCTAAACCTTCAGTTAAACTTAAATGAACAACGTGTTTAGAATCA